ATCACATCCTTGGGTGTGAAAGGATAAGCTTAAGGTACAATCCCCTCTATATTTAAGACGAATGCTTTCGATTTGATCAAGCATAGCGTCGAACTTATACAGTTTAGAGAATCCCCGGATTAGATCCGGCTTTAGCTCTACGTATTGATCTTCCCGTTTATAGGGAAGTAAATACTGACCAGTAGTTAAATCAAGTGGATTACCACTTAATTTAATTACACTGTTTAGGTATCGATAAAGGTATAACACTGTTTTAGTGTTAGCCTTATTAAACAAGGACAATCTTTGTATGGTCTTATAGCCAACAACTACTTGTCCGAGTGAATCCTGTAATTTAAGTATAAACTTAATAGTTTCAGGTTCGATTAACAGCGAGGTTGCATTTTCATCCCGGAAGACGGTCATCGTAGGAACAACAGTCTTGATTCCACGATCATACTTGTCTCGTGAAACGCCAGCAAGAGTAACCATCTCTTGTGCGGCAGCAGCATCCTTAAGGGTCATTGAATCAGATTCAATGATGTCCATTAAGTCTTTGCTATCCGGTAAAAGCTCTAAACGATTTAGAAGCAATTCTGCTTTAGCTCGTGCGATTTTAGTCTCTCGACTTGCCGCCAACTGTGTTGCGTGGTGAACGTGAGCCCCAAGTGTAGTAAGAATTAGGTTTTCGAAGAATTTAAGTTTTACTTCAAATTCATCGTTTTCCCAATATGTATTAGGATCATCCACTAGTGGATTTTTCTCTAATAAATCAAGTACAGTAGTCAACTTGATTACCGTATTTTTACGGTCCTCCATAGCACTTTGGTCTTTAGCAGGATCAAATAGTGCATCGCCTTTCATATTGAAAATATCAATAAAAGAAGGCGCATAATTGGGGTCCATCCTCTCAGACAAATGTTTGAAGAGGGTAGGCCCGTAATGGTCGTTTCTAAGAAATTTAGAAACCAAGCCTGGAGAAATTATGGAATAGTCATTACCATTCCATGCATTTCTGGAGACGAATTCTGTGAAATCACCAAGAGAAGTTCCGAACTTACTCTTTGTTTTGTTAATCGGGACCCCTATTTCCTCATATCTTTGAGCAAATTTATGTTCAGGATCACTGATTAATAGGTCGTCACCTACTTTCATAAAGTAGGTACCTTTAGAATCTGGATAAAGTTCTTCAAGAGAAAACTTTATAAAGATCAGGTCAGTCAGTTGCGCAATTGCGAAACTGCCTTTTGTTCCCATCCCTTGACCTTTCCCGTAAAAAATCGGGCGGGTCTTGGGGGCAACGAACCATGGACATCGAACTGCTAAAGCGTACCACGCCTCAGCCAGTCTCTGTCCAAACAGCGCCTTCATAACAATGTGTTGAAGGGACGCCGGTAGGTTATCGGTCCAGGCACTAGCATCCAATGATACTAGGCCTGCCCGGACTTCCGGAGATTGGGATTGAATATCCTCCCAACCTTTGTTGTGTGAGAAGTAACAACACTGTTTCCGAAACAGTTTCATAGTTACATCCACTATAAACATTTCCACAGGTGCTAACATAGACTGAGTAACGAAATCGCAAATTGCGATTACGCGACTTTTATTGCCTTTGTCAGGCACACTGGTAAGTTTCCGTAAAAGGATTTTATCAGTCACTTGATTGTTTTCTTGCGCGATTCGCGTAATAAAACTGAAGAACTTGTGATTTCCTGTGATCTCACACATGTCTTTAAAAGCACTATATAGCTTTTCATCTTTGACCAATACGCTTGCTTCCGCTTGAGCTGTTTCCAGCTTGGGCTTCCCGTTAGGACCATTACTGGGACCAAGGAATAGGCGAAAGTTTATATCAGAGAGGGTAATACCATCTCTGGTTTCGGCTAGCAAGTCTCTTGAGAATTTCTCAAATCTTGCTAGTAAATCCTGATCCAATTTGAATCTCTTCTTAAGCCCGTGAAGGGCATCAAGAGTTCTATTGGCTGAGCACACCCGATTCAGTTTGAACAGGGTGTTTAAGAATCTGCGAGCCTCGGTTTGCACAAGTTCTGCATCTTCTATATTGATTTTATCGATAACGAAGTGATATAAGGGACGAAGATGAGTCAGTGCCTTAGGCCACTTGTCTTTACGACCCGTTGAAACCCAACCTGGGTTCTCGGGATCCCGACCTTCTAGAAGTCCAGTCGCGTAGAGTGTAATAGCTCTCCATTTGGCTGTACCTTCTATTATTCCATGATGTTTAATAAATTTATCATGGGATTCCACAGTTTTGTGGATGAAGTTGCTCAGTTCGTCAGGGGAGAATTTCTCTCCTAACGATTTTTTAAATATTGGCACAATTAGGTCAAACCTAGTGTGACCAATATATCCGGATGAAGGGACTCTCCCTTTAACTTTTTCCACACCCTTCGTAGACACTGACATCATCCGATAGTTTCGTGTCTCTTCACTTAGGTTTTTAAGACTAAATGGAATCATGCACGTTTGTACGTGTTCATGGCCCACTGTACTAGCTAGGACTACCCTGCTTTCAAGGGTAAACGCTTTATATTGACAAACTAACATTTTATAATTGTTGGTCCCTGCAATTGAACCGTTCCTAAATCGAAACGAAAAAATGCGTTCGTGACCTCCTCAGACATTAAGTTTCATAAACTAATGCAGAGGTTACACCAAATTGATTGTTAATAC